TATAACGTCAGTTTTTTTCAGTCCCAACAACTGTGCGGGACGATTTACTGTCATACGATGGTATTCTAAAAAGCGAGATACTTTCGCGCCGTACTTGGGATCGTTTTCTACTTGCGGGAGTGCCTCATCGTACATCGCATCGATTTTTTCTTTTTCGATGGTTCCTCGCATGGGGCGAGTTCCTTCGTTGTCCTCTGCGCTACTCTTTCCACCACGTTGAGTTCTTCCCGTGGATTCTCCTGTTAGGGGCGGATACATTGGACCCCTGCTTACAACCTCTCCGGATGGTCCCATCATGTCGGTTAGCTGAGATGTGATTCCCATCTCATCAAAGACAGGGCGCAGTGCATTTTCAAGAGCCTGCAAGTTACCCCATTTGTTTGACCTATACGGTGTGTCCGATGGACCCAAGAGGTCAACTATCTTCATGCCCTCAACCCGGTCAAACTTATTGAGGTCTTTGTAGGGCATGTCTACGTTGATGCCCAACTCTTTGAAGCCCGAAACCAAGCGACCCATACGATCTTGAGAGGATTCAGTAACTTTCAAGGCTTTATTCAGAGGAAGGGACTGACCAAATTCAATAGCTTCACGAACGGTAAGGGTGCCGTTCATAGCCTTTGCCGTCATCTCTTCTCTTGTGAGTGCCATAAATTAGTATCCGAATACTTCGTCTTGAACTTGGTGAACTTGGTTCTTGATTGCATTGAGTTGCTGGTGTATCGAAGCGTAGCCACTCATGCGTGTCATCATCCCATAACGCAGGGCATCGTACGCGTGATCCTCTGCCTTTGTGTCTACGTCTTCGCTGTTCGTCTTGGAGAGGGGTATGCCTGCAATCTGCTTGACGATGTTCTGGCACGAAGAGAAAAAGCGTAGGCGTGGTTCTTCTGTGTAGGGATCGTCAGCGAGGCGGCGGTGTATCTCCATCTTTCCCTGAATACGGTTGCGATCTGATGGCGTCCAGCGCACACCCTCACGCATCATCACTTCTGCAATTGATGGCCCGAAACCCGTCTTGTTCCAACATGACGAGTCTAGGACCGTGTAGTGAGGTAGGGGGTCTAGCTGTTCCGCTTCTAGTATTCTACCAGCTAGTTCCTCTGCTGTCAAGTGTTTTTGATATAGTTCTCTGTATATCCAGATATTGTTGTCCCAGTCGATTGCACCCCAGAGAACGCAGGAGGGTGCTGCGTATCCATAGTCGGCCATTCTGATGCGAGGCCAGTTCGTTGGGAGTTCGAATGGTTCGACAACGTGCTTGACTCGTGAGAACTCTGGGAAGGCGGCTCCCTCTGCTACGTCCCAGTCGCCTTCGAGGAGACGCCTGCGTTCTACTTCCGGCAGTGATCTGAGCATCGCCTCGTACTGGCCGTCTGCCATGAGGTGCGGATTGTCAGTCAAGCGGGCAGGGACGAACTTGCGGAAGAAGAGAGGCTGTCCCTCCTTCTCGTGTCCCTTCGGCCAGAGGAACGGCTTGTGCGTTTCTATATCGAAGGCAGGAAAAGGCTTATTCTCAGGTGTTCCTTCGATGTAGGTTTTCTTGACCCACCAACCACCCACTCCTCCGGGGTTGGCTGTGCAGCGCATGTACAGGTGTTGCTGGAGTTCAGGATCAGTAGTACGAAGGCGAGAACGCAGGTAGTCCCACACATAAGGCGTGGGGTATTGTGTAATTTCATCGATGCCAATCCAGTTGAATGCCTGTCCCTGAAAACGAGTTACGTCCTTGTCCTTGTCGAGATAGGTGAACCAGATGGTTGCGCCGGAGGGGAAGACCCACGTAGACTTCGATTCACGAAACTTCGCACCGGGGAACGCCTTCGTGTATAGCTGGCGTGACTTGTCGATCAGTTCGGTTAGTTCGTCGAGAGTACGCCTAAGAAGAAGCCCACGATGATTAGGGTTGTGACAGAAGCGCAGAGGATCGGCCAAGAGAGCGAAAGATTTACCGCCCCCGGCTGCACCACCATAGAGAACATCCCTTTCACCCGCGCTGAGAAACTCTTCCTGTGGTCCCTCATTCGGACGAAATACGATCTCACTGTCTTCAACCAAGTCCGCAACGGCTGCAGGTAGATCATCCAAATCTCCTTGATCAATGACTGTCGTATCCTTGCCAACAAGGGCCTTCTCCACTTTACCTATCTTGGTTTCTAGTTTGCGGGCGTAGCGACGTTTGTCCTCTGCCGCCTTCGTTGTCTTGGCTGCACGACGCTTGGCCCCGTTGAGTTTCTTTTGGGCAGCACGTCGGGCACGTTCCTTTGTAGACAGGTTGTACGTGGCTTTGGGTGCGTTGGGGTCCTTTTTAGGGCGTCCTGCCACCTAGTTCTTCTCCGCGCTTCCCTGTGCGGAACGACCACGACTGACCTTACCGCCGTAAGCCAGTTTAGGCATACCGCCCTGCGCGTCCCTGCCGCCTCTATTGCGACCTGTCATAAAGCGACTAGGAGCAAACAAGCCGCCTCCGCCGCCTCCGCCACTAGGACGAAAGGCTTTTGCCGCCCTGTCTTTCTTTTTATCGGCCTTATCTTTTGCTTCTTTTACTTGTTTAGAGCCTTCTTTGACCTTGCTGCGACCCTCGCTGCGAAAACTATCAAACTCTTTCTTTACTTCATCGCGGAAATTAGAGAACCTTGCACGTTGCTCCTTTTTCCATGCTTCAAATGCTTTTTCATCCATCGATCACGACCTCTTTCTTGGGTGGGAGCAGGACAACGCCGTGTACTGCAGTTACATTGTGGTTGATTGTCTCCGCCTGCTTCACTCCTACGCGATTGAGGAGGCTCTCAGCAGCCTTGAGACGCAGATCATCACCGCGTTCGGGGGCGGGGTTGTCAATTGTGTCTACGAGGCGTGTAGCAGCCTTGTAGGCGTTCATAGATAGGACATCCTTCGTGCGATCTACGATCTCTTCAGCGAGTGTTTTGCGTAGCCAGACTGCGCTGCCCTTCGAGTAGCCCGCATCGACGGCTGCTTGGGTCACATTCCCTCCGTTTTCGAAGAGAATGTCGAGGAACTGCGTCTGTTGAGGCGTGAGTTCCCGCTTTTTCGGTGTTTGTTGGGGTAGGAGGTTCATAATCTAGGTGGATTCCTGCGGGCCGGTGGTGCATTGGGCACCGACGATGATCATTCCGGGTGTGACACGGCGTATTTCACCTATCATCTCGACGGCACGGGTGCCACACTCGCCTTCATCGAGGTAGGGACCCCGTTTGTCGGTGAATTGTGTGCAGTCGTTGGGACTGTGGAGCCAACATGCAAGGATCATGGCGGTGAACATCGGTGTTTCCCGTGAAAAAAGGAGGAGTGAGTCGCATTCATGTCCGATACCACTGATTGTATGACGAAGTAATTTTCGTTGTGGGGTGGTTCGACATAAAAATGCGGCTCACGTCAACAGTATAGGTACTTTTTACATGTGTGTCAACTTTTTTTCTTGACAAAAATGAAATTCGACTGTACTATGGGCATAGGCCCGCCGGGGTAAACCCCATAGGTACCCGCCGGGTATCCTGCCGACCTCCCCAACGTATCCTTTTTACGCATATCGATAACTACACAGATACAAAATCGATGGCGGTATTGCTAGTACATATACCCGTCCCCCTAGTGGCCCATGCCCGCCCGTGCGCGGCACAAATCTTTTTGTTTGCTTCTCTGCTCTAAGCTGACTGCCGGTTTCCGGATGCCATCTTAGCAAAAATCCCTCTCTGACTTTCCCATCGCCGATGCCATGACATGCCCCCCCTGACATGTGCAAACGTCACATGACACGCGCGCGCGTTACCTGATTTGTCATGCCTGTAATTACAACCGGCTGATGTGGCGACCAGAAAGCGCAGCAATCCCCGAACATGCAACCCGCCAGATTATCCAGCCTATACAACCCGCAAGGTTATTTACTGGCACCGGCCCATAAAAAAACCCCCAGCACTAGGCCGGGGGCAAGTTGGAGGGAGGAAAGCGCGGTATTAGCCCCCCGCGCAGGGTAACTGGTTATTTGTATTTCGGATGATCGTGTGAGTAGTTAACAACCTTTTTCACCGGCTGCTTTGAATCCATGAAGACCTTGACCTTGATCGGGTTGCCGTACTGATCGGTGCCGGAAAACTTAACAACCTTAAAGGTTTTGTGGTGGGTGGTTTCAAAGAACACCTTAGCATTACCCTTGTTGTGATCCGAAACGGTGTCTTTTTCGTGTGCGAAGATTGAGAGTTCCATTGGTTTCCTATCCTTGTTTCCTAGACGTTGAGGCGGGCCACAACAGCCCGCCCCGCATTATAAGCACAAGCTATGCAGCTTTTGCAAGCCGGTAGATCAAAATATATCCGCCCCGCCTGTTGCCGGTGCTTCTCTTCTCCAGCCTATAACCGGCCTGTTCAAGCTGGCTCAGGTAGGTGTAAACCGACTGCTTCTTGATATTACAGTGACCGGCAAGCGTGGGAACCGCCATAAATCCATCGCGCAAATATCCAAGCATCTTACGGTGTGTTGCGTTCAGTTCGACACTTACAACGTCATTCGGCTGCTGGCCGGATTCGCGCAGCGGCTGGCCGTGCATATCGGTGTTGTTGCCAGTGGCCGGAAACTCAGCCCGAAACTTGGCAAGTAATACCTGCCGCTCGTCACGTCGTATAGCCTGCTCGAAATTATCGCCAAGCTGCTTCAGTTGCGCCAGTAGTTCAGGTGTGTAGATGGTAGACATGTTGTGTGTTCTTTCTGCCCCTCAGGGCGTTGTTTAAGTCAAGAAAAGGGAAATGATCATTATCAAGGCTATCATTCCAGCAAGCCTGTAGACTAGTAACAAAGCTTCCATCCTATGCTGCCAACCCTTCCAAGTACCGCCATGATGGCCCGTCGATTATCTGCCGCACTTGATCATTACGCTGGTATCTTTTGCGCTCATTGCGACCATTGGCCTGTGCATCCGGCAAGTGCGTGGCCCAGTGCGTCAGGGCATTGTAACCGGCCCAGAGCGTCAGGCCCAGTTCCTGCTTTTCTTCCTTGAAGCGTTCCAGCATCCAGTTCAGGCGGCTTTCATTGATGGCCAGACGTTCATCGGTTCGCGCTGCTGCCGTGTTCTTCTTACAGAGCGTTTCCTTACAGATGTCCGCAAACTGCTTTTCAGTCAGGGGTGCAGACCGCCACAAGCGCATCTGTTCCTTTTGACCCTGCCACATTTCCAGACCCATCGTTGCCTTGCCAATCATCGCTTCCGCCGACACAGACCCCTTGTGAACCTTCCGCTGGTGATATGCCTTCTCACCGCCGAAAACCAACGTATTCCGGCACAAGTCGCGATAGGCCCCGCTGAATATCTGTAAAGCCCATGACATATCAACGCTGTTAAATATGTCCATCCGGCACCGGACCATATCGTTCTTGCCGTTCTTTGTGGGGGTCCGCTCCTGCAGATCGTGAAAGTAGATGGTCCGATGAACCCGCGCCCCTTCTTCATAGAGACGGTCCACCACTTCAACATTATCAAGCGGCAGGTCTGAACCGGCAAGCTGCTCCGCCTGTGCCTTGAATAGCAGATCATGCGGCACTAGGGCATATGACTTGCCGACTGGCCGAACGTTGAGCAGCCCGCCCGTGGCTTTGTTCTGCAGGGCGTGATAATTCGCTACAGGTACAGATTCCATCACGTCGCTTTCAATGCCGTTGAACGTGTCGAGGTAATGCGGCATTTGTGCTTCAAGCGGAACCC